AAAGTATCTGAATCCTTATCAGAAGGTGGATTAACAGAAGCAGAAGCAGAATTTATTACAGAAATGCTTTCTGCAGATGGAGAAATAACAACAGGAGAAGTTATTAATTTATCAGAGGCTTTAACTGAAGACGGTACATTTACCTTGGCAGAAAAAGATTTAGTTGCAGATGTATTGGTAGAATCAGCAGAGGGAGCACCAGTAACTGCTGCAAACATAGAATCGGCGGGACTTGAATATCGTGATCTTCCTCCTACAATTCCAGTAGAAGTAAGAGAAGATGATAGCGGTAATCCTGTAGTTATTACTGCAGAAGTAGCCTCTGCACTGCTTGTATTAGAAAGTCCAGCAGCATTATTAGGAGCAGTTGCTACTTGTTTTAATCCAGATGAGGCAATTGAAGGTTTGACAGAAGAGCAAAAATGTGAATTGGGCAAAGCCTTACTTAGCATGGGTGCTGATATGTCTATTCCAGAACGTGAAAAAGCAGAAGATATTGTGGTTGTAACGATAATTGCTGGTCAATTAATTGTTGCTACTGCACCTAGAAGAAGGAGATAAAATGAAAAAGTTCAAAGAATGGGGCATGGCAGCCCTAAACGAAAACTTTACATTCCTGGGCTTCTTTGTAGCATGGGTGGTTTTAGAGGGTAGCGCAAAGACGGTGGTAGGGTATGTAACCCTAGCATCAGTAGCCATATGGTTTGCAACCATAGGAATTCGCAAAGAAGACGAATAGCAATAGTATAGTATAATGGAAGGTATGAAAACCCTTCGTACCCTACTAGTTATATCACTATTAGCCTTATCCTTGACTGGATGTGCTAATAAGTATCGTTATGAATGTCAAGATCCAGAAAACTGGAATGAAAAATCATGTAATCCGCCAACTTGTTTGGGGTATGGAGAATGCGTAAATGATATTTATGGTTATGATCCAAGAGAGGTAACAACAAAATGAGAGAAAAATATACTACAGAACAGTTAGAAGCAAGATTAAAGTTTTTTCTTGGACTAACATTAGGAGCAATTTTACTATTTACAACAATGGGTATTCTATATGCCCTTGTTTTTGTAACTCAACCACTTGGCAGTGTGTCAGAAAATGATAAAATGTTCTTCAACGTTTTGTCATCTGTCGCAACATTTATTACTGGAACACTTGCTGGCATCTTGATTGGTAGAGATGGTGCCAAAGATGTAATGGCTGCACAGATAGCAAATAAAGAAACAGATGCTAAAAATATGCAAGCAGATAAAAAATTAGAATCAGAAATTGATGCAACAGCAGCACGTTTGGCAGCAAAGCCAGATGGTGCAATGCCAGAAGAACAACCAGTAGATACTGATTGGGATAAATAAAGATGGCAGAACAAGGCACAGCAGCACGTTTAATTGAAGTTGCTACAGCAGAGATTGGGACTATTGAAGGTCCTAAAGATAACGAAACAAAGTATGGTGCTTACACAAAGGCTAACTTTCAACCATGGTGCGGAAGTTTTGTCAACTGGTGCGGTAACGAGGCTGGCGTAAAGATTCCTAATACTGTTTATACTCCAGCGGGAGTGACAGCATTTAAGAAAGCCAACTCATGGATTGATGGAGATATTGCAGATCCAGAGCCAGGAGATATCGCCTATTTTGATTTTCCTTCAGATGGCGTTGATAGGGTATCTCACGTAGGAATTGTTGTTAAAGATAACGAAGATGGAACAGTTTGGTGCATTGAAGGAAATACATCTTCAAAGAAATCTGGAAGCCAAAGAAATGGTGGAGAGGTTTGCAAACAGTTACGTGCCTACAAGAAAAATAAGGCTGGAGTTTTAATCTCAATAGTTGGGTTTGGTCGTCCAAAATTTGGAGCATCAGCACCTACTGCAACTGCTAAAAAATCTCAAAATAAAGCAAAAACATGCTCAGCATGTGGTCAAAATATTAAATAAGGGTGTTTGACTAAGCAATAATTGTTTGATATACTTAAAAGGTATATTCTAAGGGGGATCGTCATGACTGTAATTGCTGTTGTGCGTGATCAATTAACTAATAAAATCTATATGGCTGGTGATCGTGGCGCCTCAGATGATAATACAATTCTTTCATTAACGTCTCCAAAAGTTTGGAAACTTGGTCCGTATTTAATTGGATATGCTGGCTCTTTAGATGGTGAGCGTATTCGTTATAATTTTAATCCATATGTTCCAGACATAAAAGATTTAGATAAGTTTATGCAAACTAAGTTTATTAAACAACTTAGAAGTTTTTATGAAGACTGGTGGGTAGACACAACCAAAGAAGGAGATCTAGGTCTTATTATTTGTATTAAAGGTCAAATATATGAACATAGTGCCATTGATATGTCCTTGTCAAAATATAATTTAGACTATTTAGCAATGGGTTCAGGGGCAGAATATGCTTACGGTTATCTATCGGCTACAGAAAAATCTAAAAACCCTCGTAATCGTGTTGTTGGAGCAATAAATGCAGCGATAAAATTTAGTCCTACCTGCATGGGTCCAATTGACGTTGTAAGCGTTTAGGGGTATAATTTATATATGGCAAACTTTGATGATATATTAAAAGATCTTCAAAATGAGGCATCAAGTCTTGATGAATTTGAAATTTGGTTAAATAATGGAATTGAGCGGGGATGGATAACAGAACCGTTCTGTAATACTCATGAGGGAGATCCTTATATGAGTGAAGAAGAAGCACAAGAGTGGGAAGAGGGCGGAGACCCTTGTCAAGTAGTAATAAAAATAACAAACAACTAAGGGGTAAAATGAAAAAAAATTTATTAATCTTTACAGTATTAATTTCTATGTTTTCTGTAATTAATGTTTCACAAGTAAACGCTAATGATTGTAGTGCTGATAATCCATGTGGAACTTGGGCTGTTGTAGATAATTCGGGAACGGTTACCAATGTAATTGTTTGTCAAGAATCCGTTTGTGGTCAAAATGGAAGTTTTGGGGGAATTCATCCAGATAATGGTAACAGGTTAGTGCTTCAGTCTGCTCCAAATTCAGAAACAAACGATACTTATGACACACCAGCATACAATAGTAATTTAGATGAGGGTCGTATCGTTAAAGAAAATAATGGAGTTTTTACAATTATTGAAGGATCAACAACAACAAATGTAGAAAATGACATAGAAACTATAGTGGTTACATCAGAAACCCAGCGTAGTTTTACATATGAGGATACTGTTGGAAAAACAATGTCTACTATTCAATTATTTGAAATACAGCCCGCACAAAATACATCTACAAATATTTTTATTACACAAAAAAATAACAATATTACATATTCAGAATCAGAAACATTTAATTCAAGACAAACAATAGAATATGTTGGTGATGTTTTTAAAGAAAAACAATTAGAATTACTATTATCAAAAATTGAAACTTTAAAACAGTTGTTGGGAAATTGGTTAATTAAGTAATGTAAGTTGCGGAAGTAGTTCAATGGTAGAATACTACCTTGCCAAGGTAGATGTTGCGGGTTCAAATCCCGTCTTCCGCTCCAAGGCCCTATCTTCTAGTGGTCAGGATACCAGGCTTTCATCTTGGTGAGCAGAGTTCAATTCTCTGTAGGGCTACAAATTCTGATATAATAGTTATATACCTGCCCATAAGGGGGGTATATTAACTTATTCGCTTGAAAGGGGAATAAAATGGTAACACAGTTCGCAATGGATCTATTCAATGATCCTTTTTTTATTGGCTTTAACAGAGAGTTAAGCCGTTTAAATACAGCACATAAAGTAAATTCACAATCATATCCTCCATATGATCTTCTAAAACTAGACGAAGATACATACCGTTTATCCGTTGCTATCGCAGGATTTACTAAAGAAGATATTAATGTTTCAGTAGACAATGGAACCCTTGTAATTAAAGGTGAAATTGTTGATGTCACAGATGCTGAAGTAGTTCACAAGGGAATTGCTGGTCGTAAATTTGTACGATCCTTTGCTCTTGGTGAATATATGGAAGTGTCTAGTGCAGAACTAAAAGACGGAATGCTGACAATTAATATTGTTCGTGTTATTCCTGAAGACAAAAAACCTAAAGTAATTAAAATAAAATAAAAAAGCAACCTGGGTATGTTGTAAAACTGCCTATTATTTGATATACTTGTAGTAGAACTTAAGGAGAGTTTATGCCTAGATATGATTATAAATGCTCTATTTGTTGCTCACAAATTGAATTTGAAAAATCAATCGGTGATGATAAATCTCCAATATGCTGTAGCGAATCCATGCAAAGGCTTTGGAGCGCTCCTGCTGCAATTTTTAACGGTAGTGGATTTTATTCAAGCGATAACAGAAAGTAGATGTATAATAATACTATGACTAACATTGTTCAAGATCATCCAAGCGTAGTTTCAAAAGAATATATACTAAATGCCAATGATCGTTGTGATAAATGTCAAGCACAAGCCTTAGTTAGAGTTAAAGGTATATCAGGACAATTAACATTTTGTAATCATCATTACGAAAATATAATGAATAATCCTGAATCACATAATAAAATGATGGCTTTTTTAGTAGAAATTCTTGATGAGCGTGAAAAACTTATTAAAGACAAACCAGTTGGAGGCGTATAATGTATGAGTATTTTATTAAAGAAGTAAAAAATGTTGTTGATGGAGATACCATTGACGTTATTATAGATTTAGGATTTGATATTTTATTTGCATCCCGTGTTCGTTTGGCTGGAATTGACACTCCAGAATCACGAACAACAGATAAAGCAGAGAAGGCTCTTGGTATTGAGGCTAAAGAATATTTAAAGAAACAACTTAAAGATGCAAAGTCTGTTGTTATTCGTACAGAAAAGATGAATTCATCTGAAAAGTATGGACGTATCCTTGGCTGGGTTTATGTTAATGGAGAGTCTGAATCTGTCAATAATAAAATGATTAATGATGGCTATGCTTGGGGATATCTTGGGGAAACAAAAGTTAAAGATTTTGAAGTATTAAAAAAGGCTAGATCAAAGTCTGGTAAATGAAAAACGTTTTTTATTTTACAGCAGATTGGTGCGGTCCCTGTAAAACAACAAGGCCGATTGTTGAAGAAATGAAAAGAGAGGGTTTTGAGTTTCAAAGAATAGATGCTGATTACGAGCAACTTTTAGTCAAACAATTCCAAGTTAAATCAGTTCCTACATTTATTTTATTAGAAGATGGTAAAGAAATTAATCGCATAACTGGAGCAAAAACAAGGAAAGAGTTGGAGAACTTTATTAATTATGAAAAAACTACTCAAGAGAATCTTTAATCCAGATGGGAAAAGCATGACTTCAGACGAAAATGAAATGATTGAAAAGTTAATTCTTGATGGAGCACTTGAAGTTGCTGGTGTTGATTCTGAAGATGGGTCATTGCTATATTCATTTACTTCCAAAATTGAGCAGGTAATGCCAGAACTTTACCATGACCATCTTAATAGAGTCAATGCTGAAATACTTTCATTATGGGAAAGAGGCTATGTAGACATAGACTTCTTAGCAAAAGAGCCAATAGTGACAATTACAAATAAGTCTTTTGATCCTGTAGAAATGTCAAAACTACGTAAGCAAGACGTCTGGGCTATAGAAGAACTTAAACGTCTAACTCGTAAAAAATAACTCTGATATAATAAAAGCATGAGTCATATTGTAGAAGGCGATTTTGTAATGGGTGCAACAACAGAAGGCCTAATTCACGGCATGGTTGAACACATAATGATAGAGGGTGGAACTCTTGGAACTCCAGGATCTAGGTATGCTCTTGAATCAAAGCCACCAGAAAATCCTGCTATGTCTGTTAGAATTTACAAAGAAGAAAATGATAACTGGGAACCAACTGCTTACAGTATTGGTATGATGCATGCAGATGCACAAAAAATAGATATTAAAGAACATAAAATGGATGCAGAAGAAACAATGAAGTCTTATCATTCAGACGATGAAGAAATGGATAAGTGGGATAACGTAGCAAAAGCATGTTGGGTTGGATATGAACAACGTGGTATGAAAGAAAAGGGTGGACGCATGGTTCCTAATTGTGTTCCTGTTGGCAAACTAAAAGAAATGGATGACGATATGGCAAAAGCAAAACCAAAGTATGAAGATTTTATTAAACCAAGAAGTGGTGGTAGTGAACCATCTAATCCAAAACTTTATGCAGCAGTTGTACAAGCAGCAAAAGATAAGTTTGATGTTTATCCATCTGCCGTTGCTAACTCTTGGGTAGTTCAAGAATATAAGCGTCGTGGTGGCACATACAAGTCAGAGTCAAAATCTACAACAAAAAGTATCTGGGGCGGAGCATTTGATCCTCTGACATTTGAAAAATAATGTCTAAAAAATCTTCAGGATCTTTTTTTAAAAACTATGCATTTAATCCATTGCAAATAAAAAATGGAAGAATAGTTCGTTTAAGAAAAGACGGTAGTGTTAAGGCGGATCTTGGTCCGTATCCAAAAATAAAAAAAGGGGCTAGCAATGGCAAATAAAGAACAAAAGGGAAATACTAATAAAAAGAAAGAGCCAAAGATGACTCTTAAAGAAAAACGTGCTGCCAAACAAGAAAAGAAAAAATCAAAATGAGTACATTTTATTTCTTACATTCATTAGCAATAGGCTTGTTAATGATTGGTTCATTTTTTTGGGGTAAGGCTTATGAAAAAAACAAGGTAAAACAAAATGGCTGATACATACACTCCTACATCTGGTATGAAGGCTGCTGCTCGTCGTGCTTTAAAATGGAAAGCAGATGGCAAAGCCAAGGGAGCGGGAACTCCAGTAGGCTGGGGTCGTGCAACTGATATTGTTAATGGATCAGTAATGTCTCTTAGTACTGTTAAAAGAATGTATTCTTTTTTCTCACGTCATGAAGTAGATAAAAAAGGCAAAGGTTTTTACGATGGTCCAGAGTTTCCATCTAATGGAAGAATTATGTGGGATGCTTGGGGTGGCGATGCAGGATTTTCATGGAGTCGTGGGATTGTAGAAAGAGAAAAGAAAAAACTAGAGAAGGTTTGGCAGGGAACTGCCTTTGATCTAAGAAAGTAGGGGGCAATGGAAAATTTAGAAAAAAATGAACTACTTCAACTAATAAGATTTTATAAACAAAAACTATCTGACGTAGAACTAGAGTCATTAAAACTACAACTTGAGGTCAATAAACTTAACTCTATGGTTTTAAGTTTAAGCCAAGAACCAGTCAAAAAAACTAAATAGCATGGAATATTTATTAGTTATAGGCTTGACATTGCTGTCTTATTGGTCTATAATTAAAATATCAAACAAAAGAAGAATGATATTTTTAAACAAAAATAAATATAGACAAAGTTCTATTTATGAAATGGTTAAAGATGTTGTTCCAAAACAAAGGTTTGATAAGCCTAAAGTTATAACGCAGTCTCAAAGACATATTCAAAAAAATATGTTAAGGGTCGTAATAGCAGACGGAAGTGCATATTGGATATTAAATAATGTTTTTTATACTGCAAATGCCATAAATGGCAGGGTAGATGAAGAAACAATAAAACCATTAGATATTGAAAATATGCCAACAAAAGAATTAGATAAGATGTTATCAATACTTGATGACTTAAAACAAGGGGTAGGACCAAATGATAGTAGCGGTGCAGGGAACAAAGGAATTTAACGACTATAACGTATTCCTTCGTGCCATGAGTGTTGCTTTATCTGGCATGAAAGATGGAGACAATGATTTTATTATTTACTCCGCTGGTCCATCAAGAATAAATCACTTTGTCTCAGAGTTTTCTAATTTATCAGAACGAGGGATGAAAGCAAGAGGCAAAAAAATTAAGTTTTATAATGCTGCACCAGTATGGTTAAGTGAAAATATAAATCAAATTAATTACTTTGCTTTTTTAAGTCGTCCAAAAGAATCAAAATCAAAATTAGTTTTAGTTGCAGAAGCCAACAATATTGATGTTGGTCTTTTTAGGTATTAGGAGAATAAAATGATTATTAGAAGTTTAAATACAATGGAAAAAATTATAAATAAGAATAACAATCTGCTATGGCGTGGATGGGATGTAGTTGATTTAAAAGAATCAGACATTGCAAAAACATCTCCTATGGGTATTAGAGTAAAAGATAAGTGGTATTTGCATAGAATTTATAAACCTGGTCGTAATGGTTGGGACATACCAAATAAGTATAAGGATTAGTCTTGAAGCAGCATTTGTGGAAAGACGAAGCCTTGTGTTTAGGAATGGATAACAACGCATTTTTTGATAAGTATGAAGATCACGAAGGATCTAGAAGAGATATTGACGCACTTTGTAAGCAATGTCCAGTAAAAAAAATATGTTTTGCAAACGGTATATCTGGAAAAGAATGGGGCGTTTGGGGCGGAGTATATCTAGAAGGCGGAGAAGTTTCAAGAGAATTTAATAAACACAAAACCAAACAAGACTGGTCAATTACTTGGCAAGCCTTAACAATGGAGTAAAAATGTACACAAATGAAATGCGTAGGGCTGTACACTCAATTACACCGCCTAAAGGATTTGGCATAGAAATTATTGACAATGAGCACTTTCTTACAGTAAAATTAGATGAATATAAATTTTTAAAAATGTTACATGATGAAAAAATAGAAGCATTAAAGTATGTTGTTCAAATAAAAAAGGCTTTAGAAATAAATGGAGCAATTGTATTAGTTACAAGAGAGGCAGTAAAATGATAAAGCAGATTGGTCTGTTTTTTATTTGTAAAATTAAATCACACAACCTTGTTGATGCTGGGTCATGTCCATTTACTGGAAAAAATTATAATGCCTGTACAAGATGTGGAGTAACATTAACAAAATGAAAAAGAAAATAATTATATTAACATTATCAGCAATATCTATTTTTATTGCAATTAATTTATTTTTTGCTTCAAGGCTTAGTGAGTTATCAGATTTAGATTTATTTGACATTGAAGAAGATGACTAATGCAAACCTTTTTACCATACAAAGATTTTGATCAATGTGCTGAGACTCTTGATAATAAACGTTTAAATAAACAGATACTAGAGTCTTATCAGATACTCAAGGTTTTATCTGGTCAATCTCCTTCAGGTGCATGGCGTAATCACCCAGCGGTACTGATGTGGAAGAACGCTGAAAAATCATTACTCACGTATACAAGAGCCATGATTAAAGAGGCTGGCCTTAGAGGTATTAAGACAGACAAGAATGAGGCCAACATAGAGGCTCTGGAGGCCGTTTCTGGGCATCTGTGGGGTACGGATAAGCCTGTCTGGAGTAAGGCATCTCATGTAAATCGTGTCAATATTACCCATAGGGCTAATCTTTATCGTAAAGATCATATTTATTATGCAGAGTTTTATAAAGATACTCAAAGTGAATACAATAAACCATGTTGCGATAAGTGTTTATACTATTGGACAACTCACGCTATTAGAGATAGAGTACAATAGATATTATGGAAATGATGCTTTTGATATTTTTTGCTACCCTGTCTTTTTCCTTTGGACTATCATATTGGGCTACCTTTGATAAACTAAAAAAGTCTAACCTATTGTTGGCTGAACTTTTTATAAAAACCAGGGCACTTGAAGAATTAAACTCTCAAATGAACAATGGCATCAGTATGTCTGACGACACAATACATAAAGAAAACTTTATAAAGTTTCTCTCTGACTCAAGAGATTGGGCTTTTGAGTATATTGAAAAGTCACAGCAAACCATTAAAGAGGTTTCGGATGAACTAAAAGTAAAAGGTTTGGATAACTATTCTGATAAACTTTTAGCGCTTTTACCAGAGATGGGTCAAGAAAAAAAATAACATGAGAGACGTTCTGTTATCAATTATCACAGGTTTTGGATGCGGTGTCGTGTTCGCAGCATTCAAATTGCCAGTACCAGCACCACCAGTTTTTGCGGGAGTCGCAGGAATTATTGGTTTATGGGTTGGCTATAAAACACTAACACAAATTATATCCTAGGAGGAATAATGAATAACTTATTAAACGATAAGACAAAGGCAATGATAGCATCATACGGACGATCTGTTCTTGGTGCAGTAATTGCACTTTACATGGCTGGCGTAACTGATCCAAAAGATCTATGGGCTGCACTAGTTGCTGCTTTAGCGCCCGTTGCATTGAGAGCGCTCAATCCTAATGACAAATCATTTGGCGTATTACCAGATACTGGTATTATTTCAGATGCTCTTGGCAAGATTGTGCCTGTTAAAAGTGCACCAAAAAAGAAGGCTGCTAAGAAAAAGTAGTTTATTTCATAAAGGGGGCAAACTTAAAACTTGCCCTCTTTATTTTTTTTATAATGGGGATTAATGGATTTTGTATATATATGTAAAGATGGAGTAAACGAAGAACTAAAGTATTCAATTAGATCTGTCGTTGAAAGTTTTCCAGAGGCAAACATATGGCTTGTTGGTGGTAAGCCTGACTGGTATATAGGAAATTATATAGAAGTAGAACAAAAAGAATCAAAGTATAAAAATGCTGTAAAAAATTTAGAAACAATTTGTTTTTCAGAAGAAATATCACAATC